ATTTATCAAAATCGGTTCGTTCTGACAAATCCAATGAAACTGGCAGAAGCGGAAATTGATGCCGGCATGGTTTGTTTTTCAAATCCGATTGATTTGTGGTGCTTGTCAAATACTGCAATTCAAGTATGGGATACAGGACACGTAATGCCGGTTAAAATTAAAAACCGACCGGGAAAGAAAATAGACGGTACATTGTCATTGATTGACGTTTACGAGATTTATCGAAGATATAAGAGCGACTTTATGCAGATGCAAAGTTAGGCGGTGGAAGTTTGAAGTGGTATGAAAAATTATTAAATCGTTTTGCGCCAAAAAATATGAGGTGGGCGAGCGATCCGAACGGTTACACACCGATTTACGGTCAGTATGGAACAAACATTTATTATTCGGACGTGGTCCAGCAGGCTTTGAAGTGTATTGTTGACGAAGTGAAAAAATTAAATCCTACGCATGTTCGGAAAAATGGCGACGATCCTACACCTATCAGGGATAGCTCGATACAGCGGGTTTTGGATGAGCCAAACGAGCTAATGACCACAAGTGAATTTATCGAAAAAGTAACATGGCTTTTACTGCTCAATTATAACGCATTTATTTTACCTACGTATGATACGTGGGTGGATGACAGGACCGGAGTTGAGCGCAGATTTTACACCGGTCTTTATCCGATACTTCCGAACGAGGTTGATTTTTTAGAAGATGAGACCGACCGTTTATTTGTTCGATTCACATTTAATGACGGAAGCAAGGTCACCTATCCTTATGACGATGTAATCCATATCAAATACAATTATTCAGTCAATCAGTATATGGGCGGTAACAATTTCGGACAACCGGATAACCGAGGATTGTTAAGCACGCTTGATTTAAACGAAAAATTGTTAAAGGGTATCGCAAAAGCGATGAATGCCAGCTACTCCATTAATGGAATCGTTAAATATAACACGTTAATGGATAAAGGCAAAATGGAAAAAGCCATTAAGGAATTTGAGCAGAAGTTGAACAATTCTGAAAGTGGCTGGTTGCCAATTGACCTGAAAGCCGAAGCCATCCCATTTGAGCGAAAAGTGAATTTAGTTGACGAAAATACGTTAAAGTTTATCGACGAAAAGATTTTGCGGAACTGGGGCGTTCCGTTAGCAATCTTGACCGGCGATTATACAAAGGAGCAGTATGAAGCTTTTTATCAAAAAACGCTTGAGGGAATTGCGCTTTCAATGTCGCAGGCTTTCACGAAAAAATTGTTTACAAATCGTGAAAAATCATTCGGGAACCGAGTTGAGTTTTATCCCAAAGATTTAATTTTTATGACCGTTAGCCAAACGCTGGAAATGATAAATATTTTATCGCCGACCGGCGGTATGTATGAAAATGAAAAGCGTGTCGCACTGGGATTACGACCACTGCCCGAACTTGAGGGCAAACGATATATGTCTTTGAACTGGATAGATGCAAATAATGCCGATAAATATCAAGTCGGCAATGAAACCGAGGTGAATGAAGATGAGCAAGACGGACAATAAACTAGAGAAGCGCTCCTATACCTTTGAAATACGTTCTTCGACGGACGAAAACGGCGAAGCGATACTTACAGGTCGCCCGATAGTGTATGACTCTGAAACAGACCTTTTCGTATTTCGTGAAGTTATCGAAAAAGGTGCCCTTGACGACGCAGATTTGACCGACGTCAGATTTTTGGTAAACCACAACACCGATATGATCCCGCTGGCACGTTCAAGAAGAAACAACGGAAATTCAACGATGAAATTCAGCGTCGACGATAAAGGGTTGAATCTAGATTTTGTGAAACTGGACATCAAGAACAATGCGACAGCTCGGGAATTGTATAGCGCAGTTACCAGGAACGATCTTACCGGGATGTCCTTTATGTTTTCTATCGACGAAGAAACGTGGGAAGACTTGGAAACAGATAAGCCTTTACGGCATATAAACAAAATTGGTTCAGTTGTCGAAGTAAGTGCGGTCACGTTCCCGGCTTATTCGGCTTCGGAAATAAATGCACGTAATTTACAAGCGCTGGAGAGCGCCAAAGCCACATTGGACAATGTGCGCAGTGCGAAAAAGGAAGTGGACACTTCCAATAAAGATTTAGATTTATTGAAAGAACGATTGAAATTAATCTAGAAAGGAATTTTTTCAGATGAACAAGAAATTTTATGAAAAGCGCTTGAAAAAATTACAGGCGAAAAAAGAAGAATTGCGCAAGAAGGCATTAGCATCCGACGATGTGAATGAAGTGCGTGATTTGAGTGAAAGAATTGAAGAATTGAACGAAGACATCGCAGACATCAAAGAAGCCTTAGCAGATTTGGAAGCGATCGTTAACGAAGACAAAGACGCAGAAGCTAAAGAAGAAGAAAACCGTTCCAACATGCCGGTATCTGCAAATGCTCACGTTCCGGCAGGCGCAACAAAGGTTACATTCAGAAGCACTCAGTCAGAGAAAAAGGGTGTTGAATCTATGGAATACCGCAGCGCATTTATGAACTACGTTCAGAACGGTACACCGATTCCAGCCGAGTTCCGGGACGCAATCAGCACTGCCGAAACAGGCGCAGCGATCCCGACTACGGTCATGAACAATGTCATTAATACTGTTCGCAAACGTTATGGAAATTTATACAACAAAGTTACAAAGACTTCCGTTCGTGGTGGTGTTGAGATTCCAGTAGGTGCGTTGCAGGCTACTTTTAAATGGATCAATGAAACGACAGTTTCCGACCGTCAGAAAGTTGACAAATTAGGTAAGGTCATCTTTGCCTACAATACTGCCGAAATCAGAATTGCACAGACATTCTTGAGCCAGTTGCTGACTGTTGATTCTTTCGAAACTCGTTTAGCTGAAATTATCGCAGTGGCTTATCTGCAGGCAATGGATGAGGGAATTGTAAAAGGATCTGGCGAAGGTTCTATGCTGGGTATTTTGAACGATCCTAGAGTCACAAACGAAATTACATTGACCGCAGATCAGATCGGAAGCTGGAAAGACTGGCGTAAACGTTTCTTTGCAAAACTGCCGTTAGGATATCGTGGTGGCGAATTTATCTTCCCGGTATCTACTGTTGACGCATATCTCGAAACTATGTCCGACACTAATCAGAATCCGATTTTCCAGCAGGCAACCGGTTTGGTTGTAAACGACGGAGATGCAGTAAATCCAAACGGTCGATTCTTTGGTCGTGACATTAGCTTAGTTGAACCGGACATCATCGCCGATTTCGACACTGCAAGCGCAGGCGATGTAATCGGTATCTACTGGCAGCCTGAAGAATACGTAATTAACGAAAACTTCGGTTTCACAATGAGACGTTACTTTGACGAAGAAACCAACGAATGGGTTGACAAAGCCTTAGTCGTTGTAGACGGAAAAGTTGTAAATCCAACAGGATACTACAAAATCATCAAGGGGTAATCGCTCATGGTAACGTTGCAAGACGTTAAGAACGGAATGAGCATAACCCATGACTACAATGACGATACTTTGCAGATTTACTTTGATGAAGTCATAGATTTCATCAAAGAATCGGGAGTTGCTGAAGAAAATATCACAGCTGGATTGGTGACACGTGGAGTTTCAGATTTATGGAACTACGGGGGAGATAAGGGTATCTTAAGTCCTTATTTCCTTGAACGTGCCACCCAGCTGGCATATAAGGAGTGAGCATATGCGTAACGAGCTTGTAATTACAGGTACAGATACGCAGTTGCTCCTATCGCAAACCGATGACGGAACGAATACGCTGTTTATCAACGGTGTGGAAGTTCCTCAATCCGTATGGGTTGGAAGTGATGCACGGTGGGCGGATTGGACGACCGCCGAAGGACAGTTGGTGCACATCGGAAAAGTTAAGAGCGCCGACGGCAATTTGATGATTACAAGGGCGAATGAAGATTTGCTATTTTATTACGACTTTGTACCATATGTTCCTTTTGATCCTAGTGATATAGGCAATTCACTTGTGCAGTTAAACGAGCGTGTAACGAATATTGAAGAAGCTAATCTGCGAGTGAATGCCGTTCAAGGGTGGTACGAAGTGGCGACCGATGGCGAGCAGGTTATATCAATTCCCGTTTTGGGATATTCTGGCGACGGCTCAAATGTCATTGTTTACATAAACGGTCTAATATGTGTTTTTAACTTGGATTACTACATCGATACCGATTATAAATTGCATTTTAATTACAAATTGAGCAAAGGCTCAATTGTACACGCAGTTGCTTTTGGAATTAATAAAGGTTAGGTGATTTTCAAAATGAGAAATTACAAACCAAGTGCGCCGTTTACGACACCGATGAAACTGCTCGTGCCAACGACCGTTAAATCGCATGGTGTGAATGAAAAAGTTTATCCGGATCCCGACGACTTGGGTAAAGAATCAATATTTTTCGGTTCATTCCGAACATTCGGCGGTACGGAAAATGTTGAAAATGGGATTTACACCATTATTAACACGGCGACCGTTGACACGTGGTATAGACCGGATATAAAAGCAAACTGCCGAATCTGCATTTGTCAGACCGGCGAGATTTATGATATTGTAAGCGATCCTGAAAATATCGAGTTTAGAAATCAGTATCTGCAATTCAAGGTACGAAAAGTCGGGGGTTCGGCATAATGGCGAAAATGTCCATAGTCTTTAAGGGTTTTGATGATTTGATAACACAAATTGACAGAGCCGGCGGAGATATGCGACAGGCGGTCGATGAAGCACTGGAAAAAACACAGGAATATATCGCCAGCAACGTAGAGAGCGCTGCTGCGGTATATGCAAGCGGTGGTCGAAAAGGTTATGCGACCGGTAAAATGTACGCTTCCAGAATAGGCAAGCAGGGTGTCAAATGGCAGGGCGATGTTGCCGAAGTAAATGTCGGCTTTAATCTGCAGGCGCCCGGCGGTTACCATTCAATTTTTATCATGTATGGTACGCCGAGAATTGCCAAAGACAGCGCAGTTTTTAACGCAATCAAAGGAAGCGCAACGAAAAAAGAGATTGAGCGCATTCAAAATGATGTGCTTGAAAAATATTTATCATTGACGAAAGGTGGTTAAACATGCAGGACGTAAAAGATTTGTTAATTAATACGATTCGAAAACAATTTGACTACCCTATTTTATTGCAAGGATCGTTGGACGATGCAGACAGATACCCGGATGATTTTTTTACATTTTGGAATAACGAAACGGTTGACGTTAGTTTTTATGATAATGAAGAAAAATCAACCATATGGGATTTTGATTTGAATTACTACAGCATAAGCCCAAAACGAACAAATGAAGTTTTGTTGACGTGTAAACGTCTGCTAAAAAATGAAGGCTTTATTGTTAGTGGAGCTGGCTATGACGTAATGTCTGACGAGCCGACACATACAGGACGTGGCATAAACGTCATGTTTGTGGACAAATATTAACGAAAATACGTTAGAAAGGAACGAAAAAATGACTACATATGTAGATGAATTCCGTGGAACTGATATGCTCATGTATGCCGAGATCGTGGCAGATGACAACGAAAGCGGCGAAGGTCATGGCTATGTAACCGGTGATGTTAAACAGTTAGCACCGGTTGCCGAGATTTCAAAATCCACTGAAACCGGATCGGATACAAAATTCTATGATAACCGAGCTGCGTTGACTATCAGCTCCGAGGGTGGCGACACAATTACATTGACGATTTCCGCGTTATCGCTTGAAACTTTAGCCGACATTACAGGCAAAGAAATGGATACTGCCACCGGTGCATTTATGGACGGCGAAGGAAAACCGAAATATTTCGCATTAGGTTACCGCTTGAAATTGACAGGTGACAAGCCGGGATATCGTTACGTTTGGCGATACAAAGGAAAATTTGCAATTCCGGAAGAAACGAGTGCGACAGAAAATGCCGATACTGATACAAACAATCAGTCATTGACTTATACAGGTATTTCCACTAACCACACATTCGAAAAACCGGGTAAACCGCAAAAAGCTTTGGTCGTTGACGAAGCCGACGGAAAAGCCGATTTATCGACTTTCTTCGACACGGTAACAACGATTGACACACTGCAGGCAAAAGCCTAGCAATTTTTGAAAGGAGATTAACGAATGAAACTAAATATTTACAAGACTCAAACAGAAATCGAAAAAACATATGAGGTCGACGCTTACGATTTGATGTACGGAATTGTCGAGGATGTATTGAATGTGATTGAAGAAGCCGGTCATGGTAAAGACAATTTACGTTTGGCGCAGGTCATCGCCGAAAATCGTCATAAATTTAACGATTTGTTAAAAGACATTTTCCCGGAAATGACAGACGACGAATTGCGCAGAACTAAAATCAAGGAGCTCGCTCAATTTTTTATTGAACTTTTCAACTATGTTAAAAATTCGTTCGTTAACTCAAAAAACCAGTAAGGGGTGGTGGTGATTCCACCACCCCTAAAACTATATATCAGACACTTTTTGAATTAAATGAAAGCCTATGCCAAAGATACACATCGCTCACACCGTTTGTCGTTCGCCGGGAAAAATTCGGCGAGGTGATACTACTTGTCAATCGGGTCAATGAATACGAGTACGTGAAAAAAGGTGGAAGAAAAGGCGACGTGGTTACATATGACAAAAAAGGCAATATGCACATACGACGTGAAGCGACCAACGATAGTTGGTACTAAAGGTGGTGACTTTTATGGCAGATAATCATGAGAGTACAATGAAATGGAAACTTGATATTGCTCAGTTTAAAGCAAATATCAAGGACGCGAAACGAAATATACAGCTGGCAAATGCAGAGTTCAAGCAATCGACAGCAGGCGCCAAAAGCTGGGGATCCAGTTTAACAGGCTTGCAAGCAAAAATTAAGCAGTTAGGTACGGTCTTAAAATCGCAGAATACCATTTTAAATGAAATGGAAAAGGAATATCAGACCGTTGCGCAGGAAATGGGCGAAGCAAGTCCGCAGGCGCAAAGGCTTGAGGTCCAGATCGAACAACAAAAGGCAGCGATCGCAAGTACTGAAAGGCAACTGGCTGAATATAACACTTCACTTGAGCAGATGAAAGCCGAACAGCAGGCGGCGGAAAGTCCGGTCGAAAGTTTATCAAGGACGATTTCCGAACAGGAAAAAGAACTTGAAAAGCTGAAACAGGAATACGCTAATAAAATTTTGGGCGACAGTCCAGAGGAAGCCGAACAGCTGGCGAATCAGATTGACGAGCTTTCGAGCGAGCTGAATGAAAATAAAGCAAAATTAAATGAGGCAACGACCGCAGCCGACCAATTTGACAACACTTTGAAAGATGCCGAGGGCGGTGCCGATAGCTTATCAAGTGGGTTCGGCGCCATGGAAGTAGCAATCGGCGATTTAGTGAGCCAAGGCATCCAAAAGGCAATCGATATGCTCAAAGAGTTTGCGCAATTCGCAGCGGAAGCGTGGCAACAGTTTGACGAGGGTGCCGATATCGCCATACGTGCCACAGGTGCTACAGGACAGAGCGCCAAAGAGCTGACCGACAACTATGCAAACGTGGCAAGACAGATTGTCGCATCCAATGAAGACATTGGTAGTGCCGTTGGTGAGGTATCAACGAGGTTCGGAGTCAGTGGACAGGAGCTTGAACGATTAAGCACGCAGTTTTTGAAGTTTGCGCAGGTCAACGGTGTCGATGTGGTCAATGCCGTGGACAGCGTGCAAAAGTCCTTAAATGCGTATGGTCTTGATCTATCAAACGCAGACGGAGCCATGGACACATTGACCGCTACGGCGCAAAGATACGGCATAACCGTTGACACGTTGACAAACGGACTTGTGCAGAACGGCGCTGCGTTTCAGGAAATGGGACTATCATTCGAACAGTCTGCCGACTTTATGGG